TTTATTGAAGGACTCTAAAAGATAATATCTACAGAAAAAAAACTTGAGTTGTTTTTATTGGTTTGCGACATATTGCACATTCATTTTTTTTAGGATTTTGTTCCTGACATGCCGAGCAAATACAATGTCCACATGGTATACAAACCATATTGACTTTGTTACCCAAACAAATTGGGCATGTAATATTTATCTTATAGTTCTGATCCTCTTTAATCTCCTCTGTTTGAACTTGATGCGCTGGTTGTGATGTCAATTGTATATTTGATATTGGTATTGGTATTACAGCGCGTGTCTCTCTATAATGAATATAGTCAAGCATATGACCACCTCCTCCCTGCGCTTGTAATCGATCTTGCGCTTGTAATCGAGCTTGCTCTCTAGTTTGAGATCTCTGTTCTTCAATCCTTCTAAAGTGGTTTTTGATATCAGTATCTGAACCAATATGTTTGATTTCAGAATAGCTAGTTAAAAATAATTTTTTATTTTGTGTTATAGTGTTTCTCTCTGCACTAGTAACAAAATGGCCAGAACCAGTTGTTTTTGTTAAAACACGTGTAAACACATAATAAAACTGATTAATTTTGTTAATCAGTATAACTGTTGAACTTTCTGGTGTTTCCTGAATATAGTAGTTAGACTCGGCAAAATCATTTGAAACAACAAATGATCCATGATTTGTATCTATATACTCTCGAACTTGTTCTGGAGTGGCAAAAATTGGTATTTGAATACTCATTGTTTTAAATATAATATATTTTATTGATAAAGTTTATCTTTACTTGATCATTAAATCTAGATATCTAGATTTAATATCAATATTTTTTTTCAATTTTTTTCTAAAAATCAGTCCTTTGACAATTTTTATTACTTGTGCCAATACTTAAAGAAAAATTAATAGTATTGTATATATTAAAATGACAAGTTTGTTAGAGTATATATGGATAGATGGGAATGGTGAGTTAAGATCAAAAACTAAAGTTGTATACGAGCTTATTAGTGACTTGAGTTCAGTTCCTAAATGGAATTATGATGGTTCATCAACTTCTCAAGCAATAAATAATGGTTCAGATACAGAAATTATTTTGGTTCCTGTTAAAATAGTTCCTGATCCATTTAGAAGAACTGGATTAAAAATGAATACTATTACAAATTTAAATTGGTTAGTTCTTTGTTCAACATATAAAACAGATGGAACTCCAGCACCAAATAATAATAGACATCAATCTGTACAAATATTTAATGAAAGATTAGAAGATGAACCTTGGTTTGGATTGGAACAAGAATATTTTATGTTTGATGGTATTAATGGTTTGTGGCCAGTAATAAACTCCCAAACCAAATGGTATTGTGGGATTGGACATAAACAACCAATTGAAAGATTAATTGCAGAAGAACATTTAGAACATTGTATATATTCTGGTTTAAATATTTCTGGAATTAATGCTGAAGTTGCACCTTATCAATGGGAATATCAAATTGGTCCTTGCGTGGGTATTGATTCAGCAGATCAACATATGTTATCTAGATATATCTTAGAAAGAGTTAGTGAAAAATTTGGTATTGTAATTACATATAAACCAAAACCAATGGAAGATATAAATGGATCTGGATGTCATACAAATTTTTCTACAGTACAAACAAGAGAACCTGGAGGTTTAGAGTATATTTATAAATATATTGATTTACTAGCACAAGTTCATCAATCTCATATTCAAGTATATGGCGAAGGTAATGAATTAAGACTAACAGGACATCATGAAACTGCATCTATTGATAAATTTTCATATGGTGTTGGTACACGTAACACTTCAATTAGAATTCCTAACCAAGTTGTAAAAGATAGATGTGGATATTTTGAAGATAGAAGACCAGCTGCTAATATTGACCCTTATTTAGTTACATCAAAAATTTTTCAAACTTGCTGTTTAAAAAAAAAAGTTTAAATTTTAAAAAAAATATTATATATTTTTTGAAATTTATTTTCTTATTATACAGTATATCAATGAATAAAGAAAAAAAAAATTCGTATTCACCAGTAAGTAAGTCAACATATTCAACTTCATCTGAATCTGACTCATCTAGTTCAAAAACAAGTGAATCAGACAAAGTTGCAAGTTTAGATTCAATTTTTATTAAATCCAAGTGTAAAAAAAATAAATCAAAAAATCATGATGCATCTCCATCAGTATATTCACTGTTGACAGATGGTCAACCATCAAAACCATTTAATTTTAGTTTAATAAAAGGTGATCGTGGAAATCAAGGTCCACGTGGTAAACAGGGTCCAGAAGGTCCACCTGGATCTGAAGGACCAAAAGGTAAAAGAGGATTAACAGGACCAAAAGGTAAACAAGGACCTAAAGGTCCTAGAGGACCAATTGGTCCTTCATTTGTTTGGAAAGGTCAATGGAAACCATGTGAAGAATATTGCAGATATGATGTTGTATTTTTTGAAGGTTCATCTTATATTGCTGTTACACATAGTATTGGTTTAGATCCAGTTTCTAATGATTGTGTATGGGAACTAATGGCACTCGGTGTTCAAGGTCCAGTAGGCCCTGTTGGTCCACAAGGTGAACAAGGACCTGTTGGTCCACAAGGTGAACAAGGACCCGTAGGTCCACAAGGTGAACAAGGACCCGTAGGTCCACAAGGTGAACAAGGACCCGTAGGTCCACAAGGCGAACAAGGCCCAATAGGCCCACAAGGTCCCGTAGGTCCAGCTGGTCCACAAGGTGAACAAGGTGATGAAGGACCCGTAGGTCCTATAGGTCCCGTAGGTCCAGTAGGTCCTGTAGGTGAACAAGGTTCAACTACTCCAAGTGTACAAGAACCTCAAGGTGAAAAAAACTAGTTTTTAATAACATAATAAATATTAGATTATTAATGAGAGGAAAAAAATAAGTTGATAATTTCTTTATCTGATTTTTTTATAAAACTATCATAGAGTTTTATATATTTTTGAATTTTTTCATATATTATTTTTTGTTCATCAATAGGAATTATAGGAATTTCGAATGATTCTAAATATTTTCTAGATAAACTAATTGAATTATTCATTTTTGCAAGTTCAATAATTTTATCTTGTTTAAATTTTAAATATATGTATAAAAAATCAAATATATAAGAATTATCTAATGGTGTTAAAAAATAGATATTATCAGATTTTGTAGGTTCATTTGTTATAAAAACATTTCCTGCCATGCTACTATTTTTATTAATAGATATTGTTTTTTCACTATCTGAAGTATTACCTATTGTAATAACTGAGCCAAGTTTAGTCATTGGAAAAATTAAATTTGAAATTTCATTTTGAATAATTATATCTATTTGTTTTTTCTGAATATTGATTAGATTTTCTAATTTTCTATTAGTTTCTAATAAATTAATTATGTTATTCTGATTTTCTAAAGAAAAGTTTTTAACTTTTAGTTTCTTAATTTTATCAATACAAAGTATATTTGTTTTACCTTTAACAATTAAATCTATATTTTTTTCAAATATATACATTAGCAAATAGTTTAAAAATTCTTGTTTATAAGTATTTTCATCTTTAGTTACAAATATATATTCAAACTTATCAGGTTTTGGTTTAAAATCAAAATTTATATTTGAATATGAATACAATACTGGTTCCAATTTTAATTCTAATTCACCAGGACTATATATTTCTACAATTTGATCTAATGTTAAATCACAAGTAGACTGATTTTGGGTTTTAGTTTCTAACTCGTAATTTGAATAATAAAAAGAGTAATTTGAATTAATAATCTGTTCATTATTTGGATTTAATAGTTGATCATTTGAAATGGTTTTTATAGTGAGAATACAAACAGAACGATCATCTTTTGTTGCAACAAAAATAGATTTTTTATTTGATAAATTTATTATTTTTATATTTGAACTATTTTTATATATAAATTTTCTTGTTTCTATATGTTGTTTTGAATCTCCGAATAAAAAACTGTTTGGTATAATTAATACTGTTTTACCTCCAGTCTTTAAATGTTGAAATATAAGTTGCAAAATTAATGGTTCTGATTTAGTCCCTCTTATTTTAAGTTCTTTTATTTTGCTACATAACTTGGCATAAATAATATTTTTAATATTTTCTGGAACTTCAGATACAATTAAATCATATGTATCTTTAATATCATTTGAATGTAATATATCTGTTTTATTTATTGAAATATTTGGATTTTTACATGTAAGAGAACCTAATTCTACTAATTTATCATCTTGATCATAACATACCATTTTGTCAAATTTAGTATTTAAACTCACAATATCTTTAAACATTCCTAATCCTAAAAATAAATTTAGAACACTTGAGTATTCGGTTTCAGAACCAGTTACAATTTCATTTTTAATTAGTTCTAAGACCTGTGTGTCATATTTATATAAAGTATTAAACTCTTTGATAATATTTTTTGTATTTTTGAATAATTCTAATCTAGAAATAATATCATAAATACTAATTAAATTCTTATTTTTTAAATATTCTTCTTTTAAATCTTTATAATTATCTATTAAGTTATTTGGTAATAATAAAATATTATTAAATTCTAATAAAAAATCAATAAAACAATCTGTTTTTTTTAAACTTGTCAAAATAATACTATCAATTAACTGAAAGTATTTAAAATTTAGTATTGTCTGATTAGAATACAACATCCCACCTAATCTATATATATATTATTGTTATTTTTTAAAATCCCTTAAAATAATTTATTTTAATAAAATTAAATTATTTTGTGAAAAAAAACTCTAGTTTTAAAAATCTTTAAATTTTATTTTGAAAATTTTCAGCTATTATTTTTAAAAAATATTTTCTTTTATTATTGTATATATAATGCCCCCAAGTACAAGAAAGCCTCGTAACGAATCAAGTGATTCTTCTGACTCCTCCTCATCCTCTTCTTCTGAATCTGAAACTCAATATAAAATATTGATTAATAAAAAACATAGACACAAATCAGACACAGAAACATCATGTTCTGATGAAAAAAAATCAAAACCATCAAAAAAATCAAAGGATTCTAAAAAATCTTGTTCATCAGATTCCGATTTTGATAAATTTTGTTTTGATGATATTTACAAGTACTATAAATGTAGATTACTTCAAGATCCTAGTTTAATGATTGGTGGATCAGATAGTTATATTTATGCAACAAGTAATCAAGAACAATCAGTACCTACAAATCAACCTATTAATTTTAATAATAATGGAGCCCAATATAATGTTTCACATACTTATCTTAATTCTCCATTTGTTGTAAGAACTGCAGGAATTTATATTTTGTTCTTTTGTTCAAATACTGATCAATCTTCTCAATATACTATATTTATTAATGGAGAAGCTTATATGCCATCAACTACTGGTAATAATGCAGGTGGAGGTCAAACAGTTTTTAGACATATGCTTAAATTAAAAGAAAATGATACACTTATTATGAGAAATTATACATCAACTGCTGCAGCATTGACATCTCGTTTAAATGTAGGAGGTCTTCAATTAGGTAATAATAATGTTATATTAATTGCTAAGATTGCACCATTGGAAAATCCTGAATATGAATGTATTGCTAAGACTTGGAAACCAAAATGTTTATCAAGAAGAAAGAAGTATTTATTTAAGAAATTAGCTGAAAAATTAACTTGTGATCCTGAATTAATGGTTCAAGGTTTTAATACTTATGGTACATTTTACTCGTGGTCTGAACAAAATGTTATAAGTGAATCAGATGTTAAATTTGAATATTCTGCTAATTTTAATAATTTAACATGGAATCCATCAACTGGATCACAAGTAATAGTTCAAAAAGATGGTATTTATAAAATATTCTTTTTTGCTAATACTAATACTGCTGCTCAATTTGCATTTGCAATTAATGGTATTCCATATGAAATGTCAACCCAGGGTTCAAATAAAGGTGCTGGACAGATTTCTATTAGATCAATAATAGAACTAAAGGCGGGTGATATTCTATCTGTTAAAAATCATACATCTTCAAATGGTTCAATTGTTCTTCCATTAAATAATGGTGGAAATCAAAATGGAATGAATTCAATATTAACTATATTTAAACTTGCACCTAGTGTTAAACCTGAAACTACATGTTGTGAACCAAAAAAGAAATTAAGTCCTGAATGTTATGAACTTTTTAAATCATTTCTACTTTCAAACAAATGCTTACAAATAATGGGATCATCTGCATATATAGGTGCAAATGCATCAAATGAACAAACTATTACAGTTGGTCAAGCTTTTGATTTAGAATATGATACACTTGTAAAGGATATTGGTTTTGAACATGGAGTATCTGATTTTGTAATTAAAAAATCTGGCGTATATGATATCTTTGCTGATATTATTACTGATCAACCAGCACAACTTACTATTTTTATAAATGGACTACCAGATCAAACAACTACTACTGGTAGAGAATCAGGTTCTAATAGATTTATTA